TGACGACGCTGACACGCCCTTTTGTCGCACTTTCATAGGTGACAATTTCCTTGATGCGCTCAGGCGACAATCCCTTTGCTCTCTCTAGGACTTCTTCAACGCGCATGTCTTCGTAGCCATTCCAGGGTGATGGCGGCAAGTCGGCTAACTCGCGCTGTCGCTCAACAGGCAAGTCGCGCACGCGCTGCCAGCCGTCGGCTACAAGCGCGTCTGACTTCGGCTCACTATACACAGTGCATCGTTCCGAACCACGAATCATTTCAATTGGTTGGGACATTTGTATTAGCTCCGTTCTGCTCATTGGCATCAAACTGCTGCGGTTGTGTCTGCGGTTGCTGTCGCGCTTGATTCACGCGTAGGCTTTCCGCAATTGCTGCCATATCTTTGGCGCGGTCGGCGCGTGCGTTATCTTTGAAGGCGGCTATCATTTCCGGCTCTACGCCCGCCTTCGCCCACACGTATTCATCGCTCATGCCCAAGCCTTTATACAAGACCGCGGTTTCAGCGTCCACCTTCTCATTTCTTACTTCCGCCGACGCCCAGACGACGCCCACATCGGCATTGTCAAGTTCGGGTACATTCTCGCTGCCAAAGGTGCGCGCTACCTTGACACACATGCTCGTCACGTCCGCCCAGCTTTGTCCGTAAATCAATTGACGTTCCTGCGCGCGCTTGACAAGCCCTGATTCTAGCATTTTGAGTGCCTCGCCGCTTGGCACTTCGTTGCCGCCCGCCGGACGCAAGGTGTACTGTGGCACGCGCGCCACACCTGCCATTGCCGCTACCAACGCCCAGACAACCTCCAACATGGGCGATAGGCTAGCTGCTTCGATGCGATGCACGCGGGCGTTGTCTACCTCAATCATGCGCCCAGGAGCCATCCGCACTTCATCGGTGCCTTCAAGATTGTCATCATCATCAACCACAGGCATACCACCCTCACCCATGTACTCAGTGACAAGCAACGGAAAGCCGCTACTGTCAGCTCCTGCTATTACGTCGAGCCACGCTTTATTGATGGCGTTCTGCAAGCCGATCACCTGCGCCATTTCGCTCCCGCCTGGGTTCTCAAACTCAAACACAGGCACGCCAAGCGGCTGTCCGTTATTGTCGCGCCACGGCAAGGGCCAAATGTCTCCATCCTCTGGGTCTCTATACTGCTCCCAATCGCCGCTGCCGCGCTTCATGTATTTTCTAATCTCGTTCGCCAGGTAAACGGTCTTGCGCTCCATTCCCGTTGTGCCTGGTTTCAGCGGGTCATAGGTATAAAAATAGCGTGCGGCAAACAATACTTTATTGCTGTCGGTTGGGTCGCGATGGAAGGTGACACCCGTCTTGCCGTCATCTGCTTTGTGCAGGCTGATACGCGGCCTGCCCGTTTCCGTGCTGAAGTCCACAATGGCGTAGCTTTTTCCATCGCGCAACGTGCGGCGGTGCAACCTGATTTGCTGGCTGTCCATGCGGTTACTGTTCCACCAAGACCATTTCAGCGCGGCGAGTTGCGCCTCAGGTATCGGGTTGTCATCCTCCAAATCACCCGCCGCCGTGCCGTTGACAGTAAAGCCGATCACGTTCAGACGTTCGCGCAACGTATCAATAATGGTGCGAACAAGGTTGTGGCTGAAGCGAAACTGGTCAGGGTTGACAAGCGCGCCTAGAAATTCCTTTTGCCGAGTAGTAAGCAAAACAGGGTGCGCGCCGTAATAGTAGTTTCGCAACTCCTTCACCGTATCCTGCGCCTCTTTCTGCCTGTCGATAATGGCTTGAAGGTGCAAAAAGCGGTCAAGTTCCTGTGGTGATAAGCGGCTAATGTCAATCATTAATATTCTCTACTCCGTGTCCGTTGGCGTTCGCCAACCGTGCCATAAGCTGCCCAAATGAATCCTTCTAGCGCGTTAACGGCGTGGTCGTTTCCGTCCGCAGGATGCGTTTCAAAACCGTGCTTGCCTTCTGGATATTTGTAGCCCACGCTTATCTCGTCTATCAAATGCTTGCAACGACGATGTATTTTGATAGCCCTGTGGCCTTTGCCATCGCAGAACATCGAGCGTGTCAAAGTTATTGCCGCAAGGCGAGTGCTGGATGAACCCGTTACGCGATGTTCCATCCAATTCGTAGCGCGTATCTTTGCTTGCTTCAAGCGTTTGCGTAGGGCGACGGCCTCATGTGACACAGCCGCCACCGTGGGCAAGCCCATTTCGTAATGGGCATAGGTGGATTCAATGTTGCTAATCGTTTCTTCTTCCAGCTTTTGCGTTTCGTACAGTTCATCAAAGACCAGCAAATCACCGTTGCGTTGCGGCTGAATAAACAAAGTGGCACGCGGGTCAACATAGCCGTCATCAATTGCCAGCGCATAGGGACGGCTTCTGTCAGGTTCCTGATCGGTGATATTGTCGGCATTAAAATTGCTGTACACCAATCCCTCCACTGCTGCGTACCAATCTCCATAGCGCCAAGCCATGCGCAGTGCGCCGGAAAGCGTGTCTAGCATCTCCCAATAGCTTTGCGGCAAATGCGGATTGTCCTCAGGCAAGGCAGGCACAAAAGCGAACTCGTGTTCGTGACCTTCCATTTCTTCGGGTAGATTCTTTTCAATCCAATAGTCACGCACCCAATTGGCCTCAGGATTGCTGGCCGCAATCATCTTCACATCGTCAATGCCCGCCCAGCGCAAGGAGCCGCGCAAAATGTCAAAGGTACGGCGCGGGTTCTTGGTGATTTCGTCAATCGCCATCGCCGCAAATTCTGCGCTTTGATATTTGCTTGGATTGTCCAAGTTGCGAAAAGCAATCACGCCGCCGCCATATTGAGGCCGCAACTGGTACTCATTGCGTCCTACCATGTATTCGCCCAGCCATATCGGAAATTCAAGCTGAACCTTGCTTACCTGGCGTTCGTAGAGCGACGGGTAATCCTCGCAGCCCAGCATCACACGCACGCCCATGCGCCCAGCAGCGGCTTGACGCAGTAAATAGCGCACCAAATACCAGCGCAACCAGTAACTTTTTCCGGGGCCACGACTGCCACCGAACAGCGTATACCTATGAGCGTCGGCTGTATGCGTCGCCGCCCATTGCTTGTCAGAAAATCCGCATAGTTCAGAAAAGTTAATCTCGGTTGTCATTTGTCAAGCCTGATTAGCATTTCTATCTCGCCGCTGTGCTGTATTTCCGTGCGCTCCGTATACCCGCGGCGCTTGCCCTTCGCCTTGAGATACCACTTCGCCGTTTCGACGTTGCGATTCGTCACCATATCGCTGATGACCAAAGACTCGGCAACGTCAAGCGGCATCTCCGTCTCTTCGTCGTAGGCAGCTTGCGCCGTGGCATAGCGACGCAGGTAGTTGTCCACCGTGCTGCGGCTGCAATTGAGGCGACGCATGATGTTCGCCTTGATGCCGCTACTGCCTTTGATGGCGGTAACGATGTCGTCAATTTTATATTTCTCGTTTGCCTTCTGTTGTTCACCCATCGCGTAAAGTATCCAAAGTTATTCCACTAGTACGGGCGTTTTGCCTGTGGCGTCGCGCTTAACTAACTTCATGCCGAAATTGTTAGTACCTTCGGGCATCTCTATCCCAGGCTTAAATTTCAATCTGTTTTTCTTGAAGGGGCGATAGTCTACATGATGCTGCCAGCGTCCCCACTTCTGGACAATCTTGGTAACGTCGGGATGCTGCTGCTGTAGGGATTGCGCCATTAGAAGCCGCCCATCGTCGCCGTTGTTCAGCTTGTACAGTGACTCGGTGTTGCCGCCCTTTGCTGTCATGGTTTGTTGCTTGCGGGCGAGAAACGCATTAAATAGGACGGTACACCATCCGTCTTTTAAGGCGCGTAGCGACAGGTCAGTATCCTCGTTATATCGCCCGCGCCAACGATAAGGGATATTGTTCTGAATAAGAATGCAGGAATAGACACGCGTGTTAAATGCGAGAGGCGGCATCTTTGTCTTTTGACTAGCGAACATATAGTATTGCATCCCCGAAATCGCCACGTTTTCGTATCTATCCGAAAAATCCTCTGCCGCCTTAAAGATTGCCCCTGTGTCGGCGTGTAGCTTCCTGTTTTTGTGCAATCTGCAAAAGTAATAAATGTTATCGTCTAATATCCAATGCCGCGCCGCGCCGATACTTAAGGAATGCTCCCATACCCAATTACGCGCAGGGATTGAACCTTGTCCTAAGTTGCTAAATGGCAACACGAGAATCTTGGCAGGGGCGATCACCGCCGCGTATTGCTCATATTCTTGCGGCTCTATCACGATATGATACGGAACTCGCATTCTTTCAAGTGCCTTACTTGTTAGACGAGAATCCCACCGGCCTTTGGATATAATGTAAACAGGATAATCAGGATTCATCTACGTATAACTCACTATACATATCTATTTTTTCGGCCTCAGGATACCAAACCGAACGGGCTTTGTTGCCCAATTCCTGCCCAATCAATTGGGCGAATGCGTCTACATCTGCCTGTGTCTTGAAGTGAACATGCACCGAACGAAACGACGTTAAATCATCCTGCTCAAACTCTGGCATCCCCTGCCAATGTGCATTAGGGTCATCAAGCGGCTGCATCCCCGCCAGCAGCGCGTCTAGCTCGTCCTCGCGAAACATGCCCGACAGGTCAAGCCCCGCGCCCATGTCGGCAAACAGTTGCTCGACATTCCATTCAGCTAATTCGCCACTACGATTGTCAAAGTATTTAAGCCGCTGCTTTTGCCCGTCGGTTAAGCCACGACGCCGCACGGCAATAATGGTATTGCCATCGGCTTCTATCTCGATTACCTTTTCGATGCCTGCAATTGCAGCCGCTTCTGTGACGCCGTTGCCGGCCAGGATGTTATTGTCTTCGTCAATTACAATGGAGCGTGCAAAACCCACGTCGTGCAGGCTATCCACAATCGTCTTGAGGTTACGAGGGTTGTGCTTGCGCGGGTTGGTGCGGTCTTGTATCAAATCGCCAATCGTGCTTATCTTCTCGCTCATGCTCCCCTACTCCCCCACCGGCGGCGCGCTAAGAATGCACCAGTAGTGCAAATGCTTGCTTGTCGCCAGATAGTAATACGCAATGCCAACCTGAGTTTGCGCCTTGTAAAAACTGTCTGTCGCTAAAATGTGCATACGATGGCCAGTTGAGCCGAGCCACGAGTCCCACACGCCTTCGACGCTGC